GTAGAGTGGGAACAGCTGATAATGATATCAATGCAATCAAAAACATGGGGATGATTCCTCAAGGTTATGTGGTTAATCACTACTTAACTGACACTGATGCATTTTTTATCAAAACAGATGTACCTAATGGACTTAAACACTTCACAAGAGCACCAATCAAAACCGCTATGGAAGGCGATTTTGAAACTGGTAACGTGAGATACAAAGCTCGAGAAAGATACAGCTTCGGCTGGTCTGACTGGAGAGGTATCTTCGGATCACCAGGTGCGTAATCACTAAATTAATGTGGCGGAACATAGTTCCGCCACATTTTAAAAATAAGAAAGGAGAAATGAGAAAATTCCTAGTACAGATATGGGCTTACGATCATCACGCTAAATTTGAAGTTTTAGCGGAGGATTCTGCCACTTCCATTGAACAATCAATCCTTGACAAATTGGGAGAAAAAAGTATAAAGTGGGAATCATCGGGAATGTTTAATGACGCCCGTAGAATAACCTATGAGGAGGTTAGTCATGACCGAAGACCTATACAAACAGAAAAGGTCCTTGGAGTTGAGGTGGCAGTTGGAGTATGAGCAAAGTGGTAAATATACTCTTAACATGGTCGAAATTGATGAGAAAATTAAAAGTATCATCACTGAGATTAAAGCTGAAGAGTTTAAAATTGCTGATAGAGAAAATAAAATTAGTGATTCAGCCCCCGAAGTTTCTGTGGCAACTTAGATAAACGCCACATCGCTGAAAACGTACTTTTATGCAAGGATCCCTTGCACTCAATCAAAAAATAACATATAAATTAGCCTCTATACAAATTTTAAAAAAATTAAATGTAGACGCGTATAGTCGACATCCCCTAGGGACTACATTTATATATTCTAGGAGGAATATTATGGCAAATACAACGTTTAAGGGAACGGTAAGAGCAGAATCTGGTCTTAAAGTTTCCGCACAAACAGCGGCTACTGGAGCTTACACTGATAAATTCACTGTTGACTCAAGTGGAAATGTTGCAATTAAAGCAATATTAACACGACTAACCCCTGCAACAATTTTTAGATACAACTACATTTCATGTGCAGCACCTATTGTTTCAAATTTAGGTAACTCAGCTGACGGTGTAATGGCAACTGAAGATAAATTTGGAATGATGTTTTTTGGGCCAAATAACGAAATGTACCCAGCAACAGCACTTTCTATTGGTGCTTATACAGCAGCCGGTAAAACTCCACAATTAGATGGAACAGTACCAGCAACAGATACAGCTACAACGCAAGCTGGATTTGATTTACAGATGGATACTGAATCAGCAGCTGCAACAGGACTAGAAGTAGTCTTAGCAGGTGGTCCACTAGGTGGAAATGCTAATGGCATTACAATTGGCACACATGCAGCTACTATTGAAGCAACATTCAATACACCTGATTGGACTGACTATGATGCTTGTGGTATTGGGTTTAGAAAAGTTGAAGATTTTAATGATGGTCACGTACCAATTCTTGACGGAGCCGCAGCTGGTGATGGTATTTATACTGACTTTGCTGCATTTGGAGCAATGGGTGATACAAACCTTGAAATCATGACTGACTTAAATAACTCAGGAACATCTACTTCGACAGATTGTGGAGCTTCAGTTCCAGTTGATGGTCAAAACTTAAGAGTAAAAATAACTCTCTCATCAGCAGGTGTAGTAACTTATTCATTTGTTGTGAATGCAGTGGCAGGAGCAGGTACTTTAGCTGCACCAGCAACAACAGCAGCATTTACTTTTGATGATGGCGATGAAGTAGTACCTTACATCTTTACATCAAGTGACACGGCAGCAGCTGATGTACTTTGGTTAAAAGATGTTACAGTATATCGTACACCTGGTGTAAGTTACACTAACTAACAAACTTTAAGATGGGGCTTCGGTCCCACTTAACAAAATTAGGAGAAAATTTATGTCAACAGATATAAAATCATCTGCAGTAATTACAACTACAGCGCTCGATGCTGATGGTTTATCGACTGCAGCATCAGTTGGAAATAATGCAGCACTAACTTTAGGTGGAGCATTAACTTCTGGCGGAGCGTATACAGCAGATACTGGAACAGCTAGACAAATTACACTTTTAAGTGCAAGTGACGATTCAGGAATTACAATTACAGTAGTAGGAACGGATGTTAATGGAGACGCTTTATCAGAAACCGTTACTGGAGCAGACTCTAGTACAGCAACAAGTACAGGCTATTTTGCAACAATATCATCAATAACAGCAGTAGGTAATCCAGCAGGTAACATGTCTGCAGGCATTAATTCTGAAGTAGCAGGAGTTATTTTTGAAGGTCGTACACGAGTTAAAAATTTAAATTGGACTGGTGGCGGTGCTATTGGAACAATTAACATAAGAAATAGTGGCACAGCAGGAACAAGTTTAATAGCAGTTCGTTCTAATGCTACTTTAGGAGTTAATGATAATCTTGTGTTAGCAGACGATGGGGTTGTTTTTGCTTCTGGAGCTTATATTACTTATACAGAAACACAGTGTAATAGCGTAACGGCATTTTACGGATAGTAGGTAGTTTATGGCGAATACTACTTCCGGAACAGTAACGTTCGACAAAACATTTGCTGTTGATGAGATTATCGAAGAAGCTTACGAGCGAATTGGCTTACAATCTGTTTCGGGATATCAATTAAAAACAGCAAGACGTTCTTTAAACGTCATGTTTCAAGAATGGGGCAATAGAGGTTTGCATTACTGGGAAGTAGGCGATACCAATATTGATCTAGTTGAAGGTCAAGCTGAATATATTTTCTATAGAGCTACAGGCGACGGTACTTCTGCAACTACAGCTGGAGGAACAACAGGAACATCTACTTATGGTTTAGCTGATGTTTTAGAAGCCACACTTAGATCTGATAAAGGAGACACAGATCAAGCTGATTCTTCACTTACAAAAACAGATAGATCAACTTATTCTGGATTAGCTAATAAATTATCTAAAGGAACTCCCTCTAGATATTTTGTTCAAAGACTTGTTGATAAAACAACGATCAATTTTTATCCAACACCCGATTCATCTAATGCATCAAAAGATGTACACATTTTCTTTGTCAAAAGAATTCAAGACGCTGATGCAACTTATACCGATGCAACAGATATACCTTATCGTTTTGTGCCTTGTATGGCATCAGGACTGTCTATTTATCTGTCACAAAAATATGCACCTCAAAGAGTACAAGAATTAAAATTATTATACGAAGACGAATTAAAAAGGGCTCTGGCAGAAGATGGATCTTCTACAAGCACTTATATAACTCCGGAGTCTTATTACCCGAGTGGATAATTATGGCATTTGCAAGAGGAAAATACGCTAAAGCGATCTCAGATAGAAGTGGAATGGAATTTCCCTATAATGAAATGGTTAAAGAATGGAATGGTTCTTTCGTTCACAAATCTGAACATGAACCAAGACATCCTCAAGATGAAGCAAAACATTATAGTATAGAAGGACATGGTTTAAGACATGCACGACCAGCAAGAACTGAAAAAACAGTTGTTACAATATTAGGACCTAATCCATTTGAAACTATTGCAGCAGGATCCGGTATTATAAATGTTTTTGAAAAAAGCCACGGAAGATCAACAGACGATACGGTTAGATTTAGAGGTCCTATTTGGACCAGTTCTGATGCAAGCGCTTATCAGGACCCTGTTGATTTTGATGGTATTAGTGGTTCTAATATTGCAAAAGCTGCTGGCTACTCGATTACAGTTGGCACGCGAGATTCAAGTGGCACGATAACAAATACCGATGATTTCTATCACTTTACTGTAGATACTAATACTGCTACAGCTGGAGGAATATCAGGAGGAGGCAATAATTGCTCGGCTGGTCCGGCAACATTGACAGCATAATGGCAGGATTTACTTATTCAACACTTACAACAGCAATTTTAAATTATACAGAAGTAGGAACCGGTGTCCTATCCAGTACAATTACGGATCAATTTATTGATAACTCTGAACTTAGAATTTTAAGAGACATACCTATTGATGCTGATCGAAAGGAACTGGTAGGCAATTTAGTCGCTTCAACAGATAATGTTCATGCTCCTGCTGGAACTTTATTTGTGAGAGATCTTCAAGTTTATACGTCAACGACGGCTGCGACAGGAGCGAATAGCTTTTTGATTAAGAAAGATATTAGCTATCTGAGAGAATATGATGCAGCTGAAACAACAACAGGAACACCCAAATATTACGCCATGTCAGGTGGAGCAGAGGGAACTGGAGCAACATCTTCAGGACGAATTACCGTTGTGCCAACACCAAGCTCGGCTTTTATGTACAAAATTCATTATAATGCTAGACCGATAGGATTGAGTTCAGCGAACACAACAACTTATTTAAGTCTTAACTTTGGTAATGGATTGTTGTATGCATGTTTAGTAGAGGCGTTTAGCTATTTAAAAGGCCCAATGGATATGCTACAACTATATGAAAAAAAGTACCAGACTGAAGTACAGAAGTTTGGTGCAGAACAATTAGGTCGAAGAAGACGAGACGACTATACGGATGGAGAACCTCGTATACCCGTTCCGGCTCAGACACCGTAAGGAATTAAAATATGGCAACACTAACAGTTACAGTTAAAGAAGCAATTACACTTAACAACATTGATTATGGATCGGAAAGAGCTTTGGATATTTCCAGTGTTAATGAAGTAGTAAAAAGAGTCGTAACGGCATCAACAACAGAATGTGGATTAATAGTATTTATATCAGCCATTAGTGGAGTAGGTGTTACTGCAAACAAAGTAGGATATGTTGCAGGAATATTTGACAATGGCGATGTACGATATATTAGAATTACAAATTTAGATTCATCCAATCATATTATGCTAACTTTTAGAGATGAAGATGACACAGAATATAGAATGAAGGTTGACGCTGGTCACTCGTTTATTTATCCAGGAGATAATAGCGGTGGCGTGGTTGATACCATGAAGGCAGCAGGATCGGCTTTAGCATCAGGTCTTGCAGATTTAACAGATATTACAGTCGACACAGATACGGCATCATGTGATGTGGAGGTTTTTGTAGCAAGCGCGTAGGATAAATTATGGCATCAAGTTATACATTTTTAGGTACAGAGAAAATGACTACTGGCGAAAACGCCGGTACATGGGGAACTAAAACAAATACCAATTTACAAATCATCGAACAGATGGTCGGTGGTTATATTGAAAAAGCTGTAACATCAACTCCTACTACATTATCCGTTTCTGATGGATCAACAGGTGCTGAACTATCACATAGAATTATAAAATTTACTGGAACGATTAGTGAACCTACTGTGGTGACAGTTCCTTTGGATGTTCAACAGATGTATATTCTGATGAATGGTACATCAGGAAACTATACTGTTACATTTAAATATGTCACTGGATCAGGTGACACAGTTGTTTTTAAAGGTACAGATAAAGGAACAAAACTTGTTTATGCTACTGCTGATGATGGAACAAATCCAAACATGGTTGATACTGGTATTGCATCACATCAAATACACAATACTTTAACAGTTGGTGTTGATGACACAGGTTATGATGTTAAATTATTTGGAGCAACTTCAGGAAGCTATGCTTTATGGGATGAATCCGCTGATTCTTTATTATTAACAGATTCAACTCCATTAAAAATTGGTGATAGTCAAGATTTAACTCTTTATCACGATGGTTCAAATTCATACATTACAAATGCAGTAGGCGCTTTAAAAGTTGCAACGGAGACTTCAGGTATTGCAGTTACAATAGGACATACAACTTCAGAGACAACAGTCGCTGATAATTTAACCGTAACAGGAACATTAACAGGAACTTTAGCAACAGCTGCACAAGGCAGTGTAACAAGCCTTGGCACTTTAACAACTTTAACAGTTGATAATGTTATTGTTAATGGAACGACCATTGGACACACAAGTGATACTGATCTTTTAACTTTAGCCAGTGCTAGTTTAACAGCATTAGGCACAATAACAGTTGGTGTCGATGATACAGGACATGATGTAAAATTCTTTGGTGCTTCAGCTGGTGCATATGGAATATATGATCAATCAGAAAATGCATTCGAAGTACGAGGAGCAACTGCAGCAGGTGCTGGTTTATTAAAACTTACAACTGGTGAACTTACTGTTGTTGATGCAGATAAATTAGGACGAATTGATTTTCAAGCACCTTTAGAATCTGATGGATCAGATGCTATTTTAGTTGGTGCTTCAATATGGGCAGAAGCAGATGACACTTTTAGTGGTACTGTTAATAATACTGATTTAGTATTTGCATTAGGCAAAACAGCGGCAGCAGCTGAGAAATTTAGATTTACAGCGGATAATGAAATAGGTATTGCGGGTGCCAATTATGGTACTGATGGACAAGTTTTAACTTCTGGTGGCGCAGGTGCAGCTGTCGCATGGGAAGATGCCTCTGAAGGTACAGTAACAGCTATCAACAACGCAACAGCTAACGAATTAACTACAATAGGTTCAACAACAACTGAACTCGATGCAGAAGCAAATTTAACTTTCACAGGTTCTGCTTTAACTTGCATTGGAACAGTAACCGTTGGTGTCGATAATACAGGACATGATGTCAAGTACTTTGGTG